GTGGAGAAGCACGGTCTTCCTTTGTATGATATGATAAATAATTACACTGATAGACCAGTGCATTTAGTTTATGGAGGAGTTGATGTTGATGATCGTGAAGAAATTCGGAGGTTAGTTGAAAATGAAACTCCTGAAAACAATGGCATTATTGTCGCCTCTTATGGGACTTTTAGTACTGGTGTTAACATTAAAAGGTTACATAACCTTATATTCGCCTCCCCAAGCAAGTCAAGAGTCCGAAACCTTCAGTCTATCGGGAGGGTACTTCGACAGTCTAGGGGGAAAACAGTAGCAACACTATATGATATTGCAGATGACATCTCTACAGATCGTGGGAATAATTACACATTGAATCATTTAATGGAGAGATTTAAAATCTACAAGCAAGAGAATTTTAATTATGAACTCATAGATGTAAAATTAAAATCTGATGATTAGTTACGCAAAACACGAAGAAGAATTTTACGGAGTTTTTAAACTCGTCAGTGGAGAAGAAGTACTAGGTAAAGCAGTGCTTACAGAAGATAATGGAGAAACACTTTGCTTTGTTCAGAATCCTGTTTCAACAGTAGTTATGAATAATAAAGATCATGAAGGTCGTAATGTTCGGGGGGTGGGGTTTGCGAAATGGATGCAATTTTCTGATGAGGATTTTTATATCATAAGAGAAAAAGATGTTTTAACAGTCTCATCTATGAGTAAAGAAATTACATTTATGTATGAAGCATTCATTCAACAAGAAAATAAAGGTAAACCACCAAAAAAAGATAATTTAAAAATTGATCCTAAACCTGGTATGGGTTACCTAGGAAAAATAGATGATTATAGAAAAATATTTGAAAAATTATTTAAGACTTAGTTTGTTGCCCTGAACCCTTACACGGTTAGTGTACATCAAATTGACAAACGTGTCAAGCCCTGATATAATATATACAAAGCAAGACACTTATGAAAAAAATAAAAAAGCAGAAACAACACTATGTTGATAACCAGGAGTTTCTTGCTGCTATCATCAAGTACAAAGAAAGAGTATATAATGCTGCCGTAAAGGAGATTGAAGGTCTTGCTGACATGGATCCTGATGAGCAGTTCCAAACTTTAAAGAGTTGGAAAAGTAAAAGTAAACCTAGAGTAGGAAATTATATTGGGAGTTGTTTTTTAAAGATTGCTACTCACTTGTCGTACAGACCGAACTTCATCAATTACATGTATAAGGATGATATGGTTTGTGATGGTATAGAAAATTGTATACAGTATATCGATAATTTTAATCCAGCAAAGTCTAAGAACCCATTTGCTTATTTTACACAAATAGTTTATTATGCATTCTTACGCCGTATTGCTAAAGAGAAACGCCAGTTGGATATTAAAGATAAAATTCTAGAGAAGTCAGGTTATGATCACGTATTCACAGTTGACGGAGAAGGTGGAGCAGACTATAATCAAATTAAGAATCGTGTTGAAATGAATTTAAAAAGATAATTAATGAAAGTCTTATTAATAACAGATCAACATTTCGGTGTACGTAATGACAATCAGAATTTTATTGATCATTACAGAAAGTTTTATGGTGAAGTTGTGATCCCTTTTGTGGATGCAAATAAAATTGATACTATTATTAATCTAGGTGATACGTTTGATAAACGTCGATCTATTAATTTTATGTCATTGGACGCAGCAAAAGAGATGTGGTTTGATCCTCTTAAAGAGAGGAATGTTAAAATGCATATGCTTGTAGGTAATCATGACATTTATTACAAGAACACTTTAAAGGTTAATGCTCCAACTGAGTTACTTGGTGAATACGAAAACATAACTGCATATACAGAACCTACTACAGTTATCTTTGATGGTCTTCCTATACTAATGTTACCTTGGATATGTGATGAGAACTATGATGAATCTCTACGAGCTGTTACTGAAAGTTCTGCTGATATCTGTATGGGTCATTTGGAACTTAATGGTTTTGAAGCACATCCTGGACATACGATGACAAATGGTATGGACGTTAAACATTTTTCTAAATTTAAAAAAGTGTTTAGTGGTCACTATCATATGAAATCTACTAAGAAAAATGTTACATATCTTGGAAACCCCTACCAACTTTACTGGAATGATTACGGCACTAAGAGAGGCTTTCATGTCTTTAACACAGACACTCTACGATGTACTTTCCATAGAAATCCCTTTGACACTTTTCATAAGTTGTATTATAATGGTGGAGTTGTACTTCCGAATGAGGACGAAGTTAAAGGAACGTTCGTCAAACTCATTGTAGAAGACAAAGGTGACTATTCAAAATTTGATTATTTTGTTAGTCAACTTCAAGACATGGGTCTTGGTGATTTAAAAATCATTGAAGACTTAAGTGTGGAAGTAGAAAGAGGTTCAGGGTTGCTGGAAACCGAAGATACAATGACTCTTCTTGATAACTACATAGATGGAATAGATCTTAAGGTTAATAAGTCGAACGTTAAAAATGTTATGAGGTCGTTGTATATGGAGGCAGCAGAAATCTGATGTTTGTTTTATCAGATATAAAATCTGGCGGTATCTATGCTATAAAAGAGGGTAAGAAGAGAAAAACAGTGACCGTATTTGAAGACTATGATGATGCTGAAAGGTATGCTGGACAATTAGAAGCAGAAGATTATGAAGATGAATTAGAAATTATTGAGTGTGATCCTACTGTTATTTCTATAAATTGTAACACATATGGATACACTTATTTAATTGTTAAAAAAGACGATCTTATTATCCCACCTTAATGATTACATTTGAAACTATTCGCTGGAAGAATTTCCTATCTACAGGAGACCAGTGGACTGAGATTGATTTTTGTGAGTCACCCTCAACATTAATTGTAGGGTCTAATGGTGCAGGAAAATCCACTATGTTGGATGCTCTTTGTTTTGCATTGTTTAATAAACCATTCCGAAAAATTAATCGTGGGCAGTTAGTAAACAGTATTAATGAAAAAGGTTTAAAAGTTGAAGTATGTTTTTCTATAGGCAAAGATGAATACAGAGTTTTCAGGGGTGCAAAACCCAATCTCTTTGAGGTTTACAAAAACAATAAGATGGTTGACCAGGATGCTGCAGCCAAGGATACACAGAAGTATCTGGAGCAATCAGTCCTCAAACTCAACTACAAAAGTTTTACCCAAGTCGTCATACTTGGTTCATCCACATTTGTACCCTTCATGCAACTTGGAGCAAGTGTCAGGAGAGAAGTTATCGAAGATCTATTGGATATCCAGATCTTCTCAAACATGAATTCGTTGCTGAAAGATAGAGTTCGTTCAGCACAAAGTCAAAGTAATGATTGTGGACACATGCTTCGTCTCACGAAGGAGAAAGTAGAAAGTCAACAGAAGTTACTTGATTCATTAAAAGAAGTTAATCATAATCGTCAAGAAGAAAAACGTAAACGATATAATAAAAATTCTAAAAGTATTGAAGAAGTAAAATCTAATCATATTAAACTTAAAGATGAGATTCTAGTTCTTGAAGAAGAGGTGGGTGATGTTGAAGTTCAGAGAAAATTTGTTCGTAAACTTCGTCAAGGTCAAGCAGATAAAAAATCTGAACTTAAGTTAATTGCAAACAATCTTAAGTTCTTTAAGAGTCATGATCAATGTCCTACATGTACACAAAGTATTAGCACTACTTTTAAAAATAATCAAGTTGATACTTTAACTGGTTCTGGAACAACACTTGCTACTGAGATTGAAGCGTTTACTCAAGACATCACTGAAGCAGTAAGTGTTATTACTAAGATAGAAGAGACTTCTGCAAAATTATATGAAGTTCGTAGTGATGCTACTGCACAAGAACGAGAGGTTGTTCGTCTTGAAAAGGAGAACCTTGAGATCTCTAAACAGATTCTCGAACTTCAACAAAGCACTCCTAACATTGATCAAGAAAAAGAAACTTTACAGGGGTATCTTGCTGAGTATAAAACAACTGAAAAGGATTGTGCAGAAGTCAGTCAGAAGTTGGATGAGTTCCAAGTTGTATCTTCTTTATTAAAAGACTCTGGTATTAAGAGTCAGATTATTAAAAAGTACGTTCCTATCTTTAACCAACTAATTAACAAATACCTTTCGTCTATGGAATTTTTTGTTAACTTTACATTGGATGAAGAGTTTAATGAAGTTATCAAGAGTCGTTTCCGTGATGAGTTTTCTTATGCATCATTCTCTGAAGGTGAGAAGCAAAAGATTGATCTAGCACTATTGTTTACATGGAGAGAAGTTGCTAGGATGAAGAATAGTGTTGCTACTAATCTTCTTATTCTTGATGAGGTATTTGATAGTTCACTTGATTCTTCTGGTACTGGAGAACTTCTTCAAATATTAAAAAGTCTTGGAAATGGAACAAATGTATTTGTCATTTCTCATAAAGGTGATATACTAGTAGATAAGTTCTTAAGAACTTTAAAGTTTGAGAAAGTCAATGATTTCTCAAAAATGTCAGATGAATCCTAAATAAATTATCCATGTAATCTTTAATATTTTATGCTTTCAACACAATATCGTTTAAGGTTAACAGCAATCTGTAAAGACATAGGTTCTGGGGTTGAGGTTAGTCTAGAAGATATGATCTGGGCTGAGAAATTAGCCAAGGCAAACACTGCTGCTAGAGGTATGTTAAATACTGCAAGAAGAATGAGTACAGACCCTACTGATTCTTTTCTGAATGAGTTGAATATTGGAGACCCCGATTCAACTCATCATCGAAGGGGTTTCGGAGATCCGCAAGATGTGGTAGACTGGTTCCATAATGAAAGATCTGACGATTGGAGGCAACGTGATTGAATACACTGAACCAGCAGCAGATAAAATGAAATTAAGAGCAGATGCTCTTAAAATTCTAATGGCACAATTCGGTTCTGATGGAAAATCAGTATACGAATGTGCAGATGAGTGGTGTAGTAAACAGTATACTACAGCAGGTCTTGTCAAATATTATGAAGCATATTATTCTAAAAAAACAAAATGACTAAACCAATTGAAAGTTCAGAACAACTAATTGAACGTTTTACAAAACGTACTATGCAGTTGTCTCAGAGAAAACAAGAATTGCAAGAAGCATATGATGAGTATGTTAAGTTAGAAAGAGATCTAACTAGACTTGAAGGTTCTATGCAAGCAATACAATATGTTGCATATGGTAAGATGCCTGGTGATGGTAACCATGATAAATTCAAGGATCATAAACCAGTTAAGCATAACGATTTAGATTCATTAGACTAATGAATAGTGAACGTAAAGAAAAGATCATAGAACGTATAGGGGAACTAGCAATTCTTCTAGGTGGAACCTCAGAGTATAGAACTTGTTACAGTAGTACAGGTCTAGCAACTAAAAAAATTATAGTCGAGTACGATCATCATCAAACGAAATGAAAGCAATTATCTACAGCGACAGAAACATTGAATCTGGAAGAGCTCAACAACTTTTAAAGTCTGTTCGTTTTGATGAGTTAGTTACATACTATCTTGATGATGATTTTAATAACACTCAATTCCAAGCTGAGTTTGGTTGTGATGCACCTTATCCCCAGATTACTATTGGTACAGAGCATGTTGGTGGATTAAAAGATACCCTTCATTACTTAAGTAAGAAGGGATTAATTTCATGAGTAATACATTTACATTTACTGATGAAGAACTATTGTGTTTGCAGGTGTGTTTACAGAATGCACCATGTCCATATGATATAGGAAAGAAGAAGTTAGTATCTGAAATAGAAGATAAGATAGGTCTTCCACCTAAAATAGAGGTTGAACCATTAAGGTTACCTAAATACGATTTAACAAAGTTCGGAATAACAGATTGATTATGAATGAACAAATGAAAAAGGATCTTCCAACTTGGGAGAGTGAGTATCTTGCTATGGGTAATGACTTATCAAAGAGAGAGAAAGAATTGTTACAAGGTGCTGATATTAGATCACATGAAGGTATGGTCTATGGTAGGATGTACCGAGATTGGAAGGTGAAAAAGGGTTATGAGTAAAATCGATACCCAAGGAATGAGTGGTCCTGTTGATCCCAATTATAAAGGATCTAATAAACCACAAGAACATAAACCTATGATGATCTATCCTCGTAGGTTGCATACTCCAGAAATGGTTAAAGAGTTAAAGATACTCATTAACGAAGTGTTGGATGAAAGAGAATATAAGAAACAGATGGCAGGAGCGTATGATGATGTTAAACCATTACCACCATCATACTTTGATAGTGAGAAATTTAAACATCGTATTAATGAACCTGAACCACCGTATGAGGCATGGCAATGAAATTAGTAGTATTATGTTCTGGTAACGGAACTAACTTCGAGAACATAGTTACTAATCCATTATGTAATAAGCATGAAGTTGTGCTTATGATACACAACAAAGAAAAATGTAATGCAGTAAAACGTGCTGCAAAATTTGGTATACCTCATATTCATATACCTCATAAAAATGAGGATCTTATGATAAGAACTATTAGAGCATTTGCTCCTGACCTAATAGTATTGGCAGGATATATGAGAATACTATCACCTAGATTTGTAGGATCATTTGAAAATATAATCAATGTTCATCCATCTTTACTACCAAAGTTTAAAGGTGTTAATGCTGTTGAGCAAGCATTGGAGTCTGGTGATACTGAAACAGGAGTTACTGTACACTATGTTACTGAAGAACTTGACTCTGGTGAAATAATATTACAAAATAAAGTTCCCATTCTACCTGATGATGATGTCAAGTCCTTGACAAAAGCAATTCAAAGAGTAGAATATGGTATCTTACCACAGGCAATTAACCTATGTGCCAGTCAAGAAACTGTCCCAAAGGTTGCCCATTCAGATCTTAGGCTGTTATAATAAGAGAGTAATCAAGGGAAACGGATGAACACACAAGAGGTAAAAGGAACTCTCGCCAAACTGTTGGCAACCGAAAACCTTACTGTGGAACACCGTAGGGTAAGCACTGCTTGTTTTGATGTTGATAAGCGTTTATTGATCCTTCCTATATGGAAGACCGCTTCTAACACCATCTATGACCTTCTAGTAGGACATGAAGTTGGTCATGCTCTCTATACACCCAATAAAGACTTCGGGGATGCTCCAAAGGATTTTGTGAATGTATTAGAGGATGCTCGTATTGAGCGTATGATGAAAGTAACTTATCCTGGTCTTCGTAAGTCTTTCTTTGAAGGATATCGTGAATTGTGGAATGATGATTTCTTTGGTGTTAAGGGTGAAGATCCTGCAGAGTTGGCTTTGATTGATCGTATCAATCTTTACTTCAAAGGTAATTCAAGTATTCCTTTCTCTGATGAAGAAAGAGTGTGGGTTAATCGCACAGAAAATACTAAGTCTTTCCAAGATGTTACTGATCTTGCTACAGAACTTTATGAGTATTGTTCTGAGAAACAGGATGAGAAAGAATTGGATCAGATGCCTGAACTAAATCTCGATGACCTAAAAGGTTCTGATCGTCAAGAGGAAATTGAACTTGAAGATAATGATGATGGAGAATTGGAAGAAGAACAAGGAGAAGATCAGGTAAATGCACCGACTAGTGGATTGACAGAGAAAGAGTTGGATGAGTTAGAAGATAGAATGTATGATGATCATATAGGTGGAGAGACAGGTGGTACTCCTGATGAAACTGAGAGTGTTACAGACAAAGCATTTACTCAAGCACTAGAAACTCTGATTGATGATAATGCTAAGGAGTGGGTATACCTTACTGTTCCTAATCCTAAGGTTGAAGATTACACTATTCCTTATAGTGAGATTCAAGAGAATCTATTCAACCATTTTTATCATCCTGAGAGAGAAGATACGATGAAGTGGTTTGAGAATGTTGAGTATGGTGTAGATCATTACAACACTTTCAAGAAAGATGCTCAAAAAACTGTCAACTATCTATGTAAGCAGTTTGAAATGAGGAAGTCTGCAGATGAGTATCGTCGTGCTGCAACTGCTAAGACTGGTGTTATTGATACCAACAAGTTACACACTTACAAATACAACGAGGACATCTTTAAGAAGATCACCGTTGTTCCTGAAGGTAAGAATCATGGGTTAGTAATGTTCCTTGACTGGTCTGGTTCTATGCAGCACCAGTTGCTTGACACTCTAAAGCAAACTTACAATTTAATTTGGTTCTGTCAGAAGTCTGGTATTCCTTTTAGGGTCTATGCTTTCCAGTCTGGATTTAGTTCTTATGGTTACGATCATAACTCTAGTATCAGTACTCAGCAGAAAGAAGGTGAACTTTCTATGGGTGATGACTTCCGTTTATTTGAGTTCTTCTCTTCTCGCCAGAATAAGCAGTCTCTAGAGAAGTCTCTGCAACTAGTATACCTTCAAGCATTTGCTATGAATGGATGGAGACTTTCTTACTATCAAGAGTATACTCTAGGTGGAACTCCTCTAGCAGAAGCAATCTATTGCACTCGCAACATTGTTTCCAACCTTAAAAAAGTTGAGCGTGTTAGTAAAGTTAATGTTATTTGCTTGACTGATGGAGAAGCAAATCCTATGAGTTATGTTCATAAGTTTGCTGATGACCATGATTATCGTGCTGGTGAATACAGTGAACAGTATCTTTGCCATGCTCGTGGTAAGATATTCTTCCTTCGTGATCCTAAGACTGGTTACAGTCGTAAGATCTCAAGTCATCCTTATGATACTACAAAGGAGATTGTATCTTTCTATCGTGAGATAACCAATTACAATTGGGTTGGTATTCGCCTATGTAGTAAACAGGAACTAGGTAGACTCGTTAGAGAATTTTCTTATGGCGAATCTGCTGCTATTGATAAGCAATGGAGAAAAGAACGTTTCGCTTCTATTAAAGAGAAAGCAGGATTCACTGAAGCATTCTATATGCCAGATAAGAATACTGGTTTAGGAACTCAAGATCTTGAAGTGAAATCGAAATCAGAAGTTGCTACTAAAGCAGAACTAACTCGTGCGTTTAAAAAACACATGGGTTCTAAAATGACCAACAAAACTATCCTCAATGCATTCATTGAGCAAATCGCATGAAATGTAAAGTACAACTATTCAAAGCAGGTACAATTTATGAAGAAATTGTTATTGCTACAGATTATGAAGATGCCAAAGAAGTTGCTTTGGCACGAAACCCTAACGCTACTATAATGGGGGTAACAGCAGTATTTGATTGAATGAACATCTTTGTTACTGATCCTGACCCTGTTGTTTCAGCACAATGTTTGCCTGACAGACACATAGTCAAGATGCCTTTAGAGACTTGTCAAATGCTCTCTATTGTTGCGTCTGCTAGTTGGGGTCATGGGTATGGTCATTTACCCAAGAAAAAAACTGGTACTTGGTATGCTACTGCTAAGGGTGCCTTTCGTAATCATCCCTGTACTATCTGGGCACAGTCTAACTTTCGTTGGTTGATCAAGCATGGTCTTGCTCTATGTGAAGAGTATACACATAGATACAGTAAGATACATTCTTGCCAACTTACTCTGGAGTACGCTGATATCATATTTCCTGATATCGAATGTCCTACTCCTTTTACACGTGCAATGCCAGATGAGTATAAACATGACACAAGCATTGACACTTTTACTGCTTACAAGAATTACATTAGCAGCAAACCTTGGGTTGCATCTAATTATCTTCGTGACGAATCCAGAAAACCAAATTGGATACAATAATGGGAACTGAAATGTTAGCTATTAGAGATCTATTA